GAGCGCCTCGGCCACAAGCACACGCAGGCGCGGCGTATCGGGCGAGATGCGGAGATTGCAGTTGATTGGCACAGGCACGGGGGCAACAACGTAGACGTCTGCCGTCACAGGCCGCACGCTGTCGATATATGCTTTGACGCGGGCCACATCGGCAGCCAGGGGGATGCCGTTGTCGTAGGTGGCGTCCATCGCAAAGCGGACGGTGACCGAACCACGCCCCATCTCGCCGGGATAGCACCATGCGCGCGTGACGCCAGCAACGCTCAAGGCCCAGGTCACATAGTCCTGTGCAGCGCCACCGCTGGGCAGGGTACGGATGCGGGCGAGCAATCGGTTACGCAGGGAGGCATCTGTCTCCGTATCTGCGCCGCCGGTGATGGGGGTTGTGGTGACAGCAGTGGCGGTGACGCCAAGCACTGGCGATGTGAGGGTGAGTGCAACGCCTGCGTCGGCGTTGGCGGCCTCGCCCGCATCCACGGCCATGATTGCAGGCGATACCTTGCCGTCTACGGCAACCGCATCTGCCTGCACCTCATACAGCACGCCATCGGTCCGCTGCATCTGCGTGCCTGCGGGCATGATTGTGCCGTTGGCTGCCAAAAAGCTGATACCGGTGGCGATTGCCGCCTTGGTGGCCGCTTTACGAGGGACGCCCCAGATGCTCGACCAGCGCTCAAGGTGCTCCAGCTCTGCCGTGTCCGGCATGATCTGTAGCGCCTGCCAGTCGAGATAACCGTACAGGCAGTGCGCAACCCCGCCCTCCATCCTGGCCAGGACGGCCAGGAGGCGGCGGCGCTGATACGGCTCGCCGTCCAGGCGGCTGTCCATGTCAGCCTGGGCGCGGGCGATCAGATCAGTAAGTGTGGGGCGGTCGAATGGCATGCCAGCACAATATGTGCTGGCTGGAGACGAGTCTTTTAATTCTGGATAAAAAATCCAGTTGAGGGCTGGTAATTGTATGTGTCGGCGTAGGTGGAGCCGTCCGGCAGGGTGATGATGATCTCCAGCGCCAGCCAACCAATCTGCGGGTTGGTGGCAGCAACGGCAACGTCGGTGGCCCGGCCATCATCCAGCAGCCACTGCAGGGCCTCCTCGGCATAATGTTTGGCGCGGGCCAGCACCTCTGACAACTGCTTTTCCCGGCTTAGCAACCAGAGCCGTGAGCCAATGCGGTCTGTTGTGCCGCCGTCTGCCGTTGTCTGGCCCAGGCCGTAGTCCGTCAACGGGGCTACGGTATCGGCCCACCAGCCACGCTTGTTGCTTGTGCCATCCGGAATAACATCCTCATCCTCTGCCCGGCGGTGACAAAACAGGGAGAGGATGACTGCGGTGCGCAGGCTGTCATCGCCCAGCACATCGCCAGCGGTGGCGACGCAGTCCGCGCCCAGCTCTGTCATAAATATACCGAGGTCATTAGTCATTGGGCGCTCCTATTTATTGGGCGGGCCAGTTATCCCGCCGCTGTCGCCGAGGTGCGTGTGGTTTGCGGTGCTGACACCAGCCGCGACTTGGTCGCCAGTGGATGTTATGGTGCCGTCCTGGTTGGTGTTGCCCTTGATGGTCATGTCCGCATTCATCTGGGCAGCGCAACCGCCGCCCTCGCTGCCGAGCTGGTAGGACGGCGTGTTGTAGGCCACGCCTTCGGAGGCGTTGACCGTGTATTTTTTGGTGGTGATGGTTGCATCCTCATCCGCGTCAATCTCCAGGTGCAGGGTTTTGACCTTCATGTGACGCTCACGCATGAGGGTGATTTTATCTCCTTCATCCGTGTAGATGCAGACCTCGCCGGATTTTAGTCCAACGGCCCGAAAACCGCGATTGCCGAAGTTGAAACCCACAGCCGCCCCACGTCGTCCGCCAACATTGAGCACAACTCCCTCCGCTCCGGGCAGGGGGTTGCTGGTAAAACCATACGGCTCCACATGCTCCACGCCGTCTTGGGTTTCGTCGGCCAGCACCTGCACCTGCATGGTCTGGCAGCCTGGCGCAGAGTCGACAACGTGCAGTACCGCCCGCCCGATGAGGGTGTAAATGCTGGTGCGCAGGGCGCGCAATAAACGCTCGTGCATTATTTTACCCCCATATCGGCCCAGGTGCCGCCGTCCTTGCCCTTGCCCTTCTTGCCCTTGGGCGCTTCGGGGATGAGGTCATAGGCTTCTTTGGGTGAGAGGGTCAGCTCGCTGATCCAGCCGTCATTGTCCGAAAGTTTGTAGCTGACGCCCACGATCAATTGGGTGCTCAATACCTTGCCCTTGTCGCCCAGGAGGTCGACCTGGGTGTTTGGCTTCCACAACTCCGCCCCGGCAAACCAGCCGTTGACCGTGGCCTGTACCTTGTGCCCCTTGCCGTAGCGGATGGCGACCTCGTGCCGGGCGCGGGTGGTGGCGCTGCCGTACTCCTCCTGCTCCGCCACCAGTGTCAGCGGGCGGTAGCGCGGCACGCGCGAGTCCGTGGCCGTGCCCTTGGCCTGGGCGTTGGTTGTGCCATTCCAGCTTTCCGACCCGCCAGATTGCCCCTTAACCGTAATGATGGAAAACCGCTCTTTCATGGAGCTGGACATGGTCAATTTTTTAAGATTGCCGCCCAGCTTGAGGCCCACAGCGGCCTTGGCCGTGCCCGCCCTGGTGATGACCAAACGGCCCTGGCCGTCTGTGGTCAGCATGACGGCATTGGCCCGGGCCAGACGCTCCAGCATCTCAAAGCAGGTCTCGCCCTCGTCCGTTTTAAAATTGGGGACTGTGCCCAGGCTGCCAGATACGGCCACCACCACCTGAATGCCAAACAGCGCAGACCAACGCCGCGCCAGCGGGATCAACCCACCGCCCTTGAGCTGTGTGGATGGCGGGCAGCAGTCGACCAGGTCTGCCGTTTTGTCCCGCCCTGTGACGCTGTAGGTGTGGCCGTTGGGGTCATAGCTGGCCTCCACGTCGTCAACATAGCCGGTGATGACGGGCGTGCCGTTGACCAGCACGCGGCACGGCGCACCTACCGGAACCTGGCGGGACTGCGACTGTTGCGGCCAGCGGTCCGGGACGGACAGCTTGAACGTGCCCGCGCACTGCTCCAGGCTGCGGCTGATCTCGATATCTTTCCAGCCGCCATAGCGTTTGCCGTCAACTTCCAAGATCGGAAG